CATACTTGGAATAATCGACCGACCACGGAGTCTTGATGCTTCCATCTTCGGTCAAATCATCAGTGCCAACCGAAACAGCCCGAGGCTTCACGGGTTGAGCCTCCTGAGCGAACACACCACGGTCAACCGAACCGTCAGCCTTCCAAATGAAATCGTGGATGACCGTATTGTCGATGACGCTGGTATCGGTTGCAATTCCCTTCGACTCCTTCAAACGAGCATCAGAAGAAGTGCTGTAGTTCGTAGTCGTAACAGCGGTATGCTGAATCGAACCAGCAGTGGCACCAGACGAATTGATGAACCGCATGAAGAACGAACTGGCTCCGTAAGCGGTTCCAGTGTTCTTGACGGCTATGCCGTTGTAAGTAGCAAGATCAGCATCCACAGCAATGCGTCCGTTGGCGGTAGTGGTAGCCACCAGCAAATTCCCACTCGCATCGAGGGTCATCATCTGCGTCATGGTTGCTGCTCCATTAGCAGTACCGGACGCAGTAGAAGTTAACCAAGCGTGTTCGCCAGAGACTTGGCGATACATCAGCGCATAGCCAGTTCCGATGAACGTGTTGGCATTGCTCGAATTGAAAAAGAAATTAGAGGTCAGCCAAGCATTGTTGCTCCCCGCTGGATTGTTGAACAAAGCAGCACCACCACCAACCTGCAACGCTTTGTACGAGCTATTCCACGCACTCGGCGTAACGCCTATGCCCACGTTGCCGCCGGACGTAATCCGCATGGTTTCATCGCCACTCGTTGTGACACCTTTGTAGTTGTAAAAAACTAAATCGGTATTGTTGGTTGCAGCAGGTGTTACCGCTTCAATTCTTGCTCCAAAGTACCCTGCCGACAAAAAGTTTGCATTAGTTCTAAAATTAAACGATGCAGCATTTCCAATAGCAGCAGCGGCACTATTTGTTACTGTTGCAGTGCCGCCAAGCGAACCGGAAGTGCTTGTGACAACTTCAAGTTTTGTCCCAATCGCAGTACCCCCAATCCCCAACCCCGCAGAATTCAGGGTCATGGCGGTGCTAGCGACTCCGCCGACGTTTGACCATGTGGCTACGCCGGACGACGAAATCGCGTAACGCTCGGAGCCATTAACAAACATCGAAAGCGGATTCGCATCACGCTGAATAATCAATGCTCCTAAGCTGTTTTGAATAAGATCAAAACTGCTCGTTGAGAGCGTCGTTCCATTTCCTGAAATCTGAATGCTTCCAGCTCCACCAGTGCCACCTCTTACGTCAATGGTTGAAACTCCAGACGCACCTTCATTGCGAACCGAAAGCTGATTGGCCGGACTCGCCGTACCAATACCCACCCGATTGTTCGCCGAATCAACCTTCAGCGTCGTGGTATCCACCGTCAGATCGCCGGTGATGGTGGCGCTGGCGAGGGTGGCGGTGGGACTACAAGCCAGAAGGTTGTTCAGCGTGACCTTCTTGGTCGTTCCGGTGGCGGCCATCGACGTATCGCTGACATCGACGACAACCAGCGGATCAACCGCAGGATCGGTGATAGTGCCAATGCTCGTGAGTGCCGTTATCTTAGAGTCTGCCATATGTCAGGAATTAGTCGGTGGAGAGTGAGAAAATGATTTTAGAACTACCGTCTTCTTGGAGAACAAATGAAACGCCATCCTCTTGGATCATATCTCGACGCATCGCAGGATATGCCACCTCAATGGCATCATCCGACGTGGACAGTTGCAGCGAGAGCGCGAGAGTCATCAGGTGGTTGCTCTGGAGAAGTATGCAATAACAGCACCACTCGAAAGGGTAAAGCTTGAGATTCTACCCACAATGGTGATGCCAGCAGGAATGGTGGTTGCACTCCACGTTCCAGTGATACCAGTGCCAGCAATGGACGAGATCACGGTCGCGGTGATGGTCTGGATTGCGATGTAACCGCTCGTCTGAGCGGAGGTTCCGGTGACCAGAGTAAAACCCTGATGACCCATCGAATCCTGCGTTGCTAAATCGGTCTGGTATGCGGACATTTTGAAATCTTGTTAGAGGGGAGGCCACCGGAACTTTCCAGCGACCTCCCCAATTTTAACGGTTAACCTTTACGGATCTTCGGTGCTAAGGCTCCCTGTATCCACAGGATGAGCTTACCTCCTTCGGGAACGGTCGCGGTGTTGAAGCCGTCGCGCTGGAGAGACGCGTCGACTTCGGGACCAGAAACGAGCTTGGTTTTGCCGTTCTTGTCCACCGAGATGGTTGTGGCGATTCTCATGGGTCAGCCTTAAGCGGTGACGAGAACCTCGGCCTGGGTCGTGTCCGCGGCCGCGGCGCCGAACATGATGTCGTAGGACGCCATGTGGCTGCGGCTTGCGCGGCTGTACCAGACGGAGAGCAGGCAGCTCAGGCCGTTGTTGGTGGTCACCGTGCGCTGCTCGATGAACTCGCCCGCGATCATTCCGACCGGGAGACCGGCGGCGATGGCGATGGAATCAGGGCCGCACACAAAACCAACGGCGTTGGTCTCGGCCGAGGTCCAGCGGTTGTTCTCAGCGATCACGTCGAAGCCGAATCGGCCGTTGTTGAGGGGGCCGTAGCGGCTGTCGGGGAACGCGGCGGTTCCGGCGGCCGCGGTGGTGGTGCCGGAGAACTGGATGCGAGCCAGGTGGCCACCGTCCAGGATGAGGTTCTTGCTGCGGTAGTTTTTCGCCAGAGCGAGGATCGCAGGAAGGTCCGAGCTGTCGAAGTTGGCCGCGGTGCCGATAGCAGTGGCGGCGCCGTAGTTGCCGGAGACCATCAGAGCGGTCAGCACGTCGCTGATGCCGTAGGCAAACAGGTCGGCAGAACCGGCAGCCAGGTCGGCTAGGCTGAAGCCCTGGTTGAGCTCCTGCTGAGTGACCGTGAAGTTCTTGCTGATCTGGTTCACGGTGACCGCGGTGGCAGCCAGCGTCGAATCGTTGTTGGTTTCCCAGGACGTCGGGTTGGTCTGGGCAGCGGTGCCGGTGGTGTACTTCTTCACCTGCACGGTCGCGCGCGGGCGGAGGTTGTCCAGGCCGACATTGCGGCTGAACGCGGAGACCAGCGCCAAGCGGTTCGCAGCGACGGTGATCACGGCGTCCGCGAGGTAATCAACCACGAGGCCTGATGCGAACGTGTTGGCGTTCTGCGGAGCGTGGATCTGGCTCTGGCGCAACAGCTCGTTGTGGTTGGAGATCAACCAGGAGCGGCGGTCGGCACCGGCCTGCATCTTCTTGTGAGCCTCAAGCAACGGGTTGCCGAGGTTCTCGATGCGAACCGGGGCGATGGGCTCCGGGGCCGGGGCGGCGGTGGGGGCCTTGGCGCTGATGGCAGCGGCGACGGCCTTGGCGACGATAGCGTCGATGTCGAGGGCGGTCGGCGCACTAGGAGCGGCCGCCACCACGGTGTTGGATTCAGTCATGTTGTGTGGTGTCTGCTGTGATGTCGGCGCGGTTGTCGCGCCATCTTCGGAGGCGGAAGTGCCTGCCGTAGAAAGTTTGTCCTCGGACTCGGATAGCTCCTGTTCCTGGTCTATCTGAGCGGCGAGTGCATTGAACCAGTCGCGGCCGGCGGCGCCTCCCCATAGGTTGGCAGCCACGTCGGCCGGGGTGTTAGGCTCTGCTTCGAGGAATCGGTCATTGCGTGCCCACCAGGCCACGGCCTTTTTGACCTTCTCGGTGCTGGGCTCTTCGCCCTTGGCCAGATTACGGGCATCGATCACGGTGGCCTCTTCGAGACCATCGCCACCAAGGCCGTCTTCGTATTGCTGAATGCCGCGTTCGAGATTGCGGCGAACGGTGGGCGGTGCGGAGCGGGTGACCGCCCGCGGATGCCAGCAGGCAGCCATGGCGGGCAACTCGGTCATGCAGTCAGCAAATCCGAACTGCATGGCCTCCTGGGCGGTGAACCAAGTCTCGGCGCTCATTGCCGCGCGGATTTGAGCGACAGGCTTTCCGGTGCATTTGGCGTAAATGCCGGCCAGGATCTCGGCATGCTGGTCGAGAGCGTCCGCCATCTTCCGCATGTCCTCCGAGGTGCCTGCCACCATTCCGGAGGGGTCATGAATCATGAACAACGAGGCATCGGCCATTTCAACCGTGTCACCGGCCAGGGCAATGATCGAGGCAATGGATGCGGCAATGCCGACCACACGGGTGGTCACCTGGGCATTACGGCCGCGGAGCATGTTGTAGATGGCGAGACCATCCCAGACGTTGCCGCCGGGGCTGTTGATCTCGACCACAAGGGGGCCTTGGCCGACGTCCTGCAGGGTTTGGCTGAAGGCCTTGGCCGACACACCGGATCCGCCGAACCAGTCCTCACCGATTTGGTCGAAGATCTGGATGGTGGCGGGCTCCATGGCCGAGGCCCGCGGCTGGTAGGAAAGCCAGTTGGTTACTTTAGTCATTCGGTTTTCTTGGCCCTAGGTTTGCGTTTCTTCGGGCCTGCCACGGCGACAACCTCTTGGATGGGCTCGGCCGGGATTTGTTCAGGCATAGTGCCCGACGGGTTTTCCTGCATGGCCATGTCGGCTGGCTCCGGGGCGATGGGCTGCTTCTGGGCGGTCGAGATTTGCGAGACGTCGATGCCGTACTTTCCGGCCAGGTCTTGAATGTATTTGGCCTGTTGAGCCTTCGACTCCAAGGCGGAGCGCCAGTCGATACCGCGGGCGCCATAGATCTCGTCGAAAGTTGTCACACCGGCTTCCAGCTCGGCCAGTTGGGCGGCAGAGTTGCGGCCGACGTCGACATTCGGAGCCCGCGGCGCCTGAATGGCGACCTCATACCAGTCGTCGGGAGAGTCACGCAGGCTGGGATCCACCCTGATGGCGTACTCCATGACGTGTTCCCAGATACGGCGGGCGGCCGATGCCATCACCTGGTGGCGGCTCCGGAACCACACCGACGACATATCGAGGGCGCCGCGGTAGACGGTGCCCTGCATTCCCTCGGGGAATACCAGGATGTACGGGATGCCGACGCCGGCGCAGACCTTCTCGGTCAGGTTACGCCAGTATTCGCGCATGTTCACGTTGGGTCGGTCGGCTTGGAACTGCTCGAACTCGTCGCCGGACTTCAGAACTTTCACCGAGGAACCGAACACGTTCTCGTAGTAGTTCTGTGCAGTGCCTTGAGAACCGGCCACACCGGAACGCAGGCTGGTGGCCTGAACTTCCCCGGAGCTGGTCTTGATCACCTGGGCCACGCTGGAGGCCAGCTTACAGGATTCCATCTCCAGCTTTTGCAGGTCGTCCAGGTCGTGAAGGTCGTTGATCACACAAGCCACAAACGGCAGGCCGCGGAGCTGGCCGGCACGTTGGGCTTCGTAGATGTGAATGATCGAGTCGGATGAGATCGAGCGAATGTCGGCGAGCTGTCCCTGTTGCTGCTCCTGGCCGACGAAGTAACTGAGAGCCCGACCGGTGCGAGTATCGAACCGCACACCGTCAAAGATGTCCGGTTGATTCTCCTGCCCGGTAGGGGTGGAAACCTGCTGCGGCTCTATGAGCTGCAGGCGGGGCCGGCCGGTTTCGCCCTTAGTGAGCAAGATAAAAGATTCGCCGTCGTAGAACCAACCGCGGGCAGCCAATGACATCAGGGTGCCGAAAGACTGCCGGGATCCGATGTCCGGATATCTGCACCAGATATCCCACCATTTCTTTGCCTTGAGATTCCATTCCGGATCCGAGGAAGCCGGCTGCACGCTGAAGTTGCTGCCGACGGTGTAGTTCTCGAACAGGTCACCGAGGCGGTTCATCACCGCGTTGTTCTGCTCGAAGAACCGGGACTTTCGGACGATCTGCTGCCGGGTGGAGCTGGTGACATCGAACCGCACCGAGGTGTAGCTGGTGTCGAGGAAGGATCGGCGGATCGAGTTAGACGCGCCCTCGTAACGGTCGACGGGTGCCGACCGGAACTTGTTCAGGATGGTGTCAAGGAAGCCCATCAGGTCATTCCTGTTCTGATGGTGCCCTCTCGACGGAAGTTCGAGAAGTCGCCGCCGTAGCTGGTCACAGCAACCAGGACAACGGCCATCATCTTGTTGAAAATCTGGGTGTCGGTAGGGGCTGAAACGCCATCCTGGCCGAGTAAATAGACAGCCAGGTCGTAGTCGTCGAGGAGGCTTTCCCACATCTCGACCATCTCGGACGGGGTGGGGGCGCCTTTGCCTGGCTCGGCAAACTCGACGGACACATCCGACGATGAGGTCGACCGGACAACCTGACCGGATTCGATCACCGACGAGGCCGCCACGGACTTGGCCGACAAGGCAGCCAATAGGGTCACGCCACCGAGCGTCGAGTAGACAGCCCGGAGGTAGCTCCTTTTGATGGCCACCGTGAATGTGAACATTCCGGCGGAGACCATGCAGGTGTTTGGCCTGCCATCAACCAGTTAGTAAAATTATTGGTCCGATGTGGAAACAAGGTCGTTCCACAGCATCACCATGGCGAGCTGCATGATTTCACAGTCATGCAGATGGTCGGGCCACTTTTGGTTGCGTTTTACCCAGACGTGTTTGATGCGGCCCGCGCGGTTGGCTTGTGGGCGCAGGACGTGAGAGTCGAGGTGACGCCAGTAGAGATCGGGTTCTGCGATGTAGGCGCCTTCGGCTTGGACGTTGGGCGGATCTTGGTGGACGCCCCATTCCCGGTCGATGTCGCCTTTCCGGAGCCTCGATAGCATGTCCCGGAGGTGCTCGGTGTCGAATACCAGGAGGGGCTGCACCACGTCAGTCCGCATCGAGGAGGATGTCGACAGGCCGAACGGATGGACAGCACCGGATGCCGAGGTGAACCGCGCGCCGGTCTCCCGGCCTTTTAGCGGCATCCAGCCGATCACCATGGGCTTTCTGAGACCTCCTTCTGGTGGGTAGCGCAGTCCACACGGGAACGTGATTGGGTTGGACGTCACCGAGGAATAGGCGGCACAGGCGTCGTAAACCGTCTGCGTGTTGAATCCGGAGTCGATGCCGACATCCATGTCGTGCACCTCAAGCGCCACCTGCACCCGGCGCAGGGCTGCGAAGTCGTCGGCATGGCCGGCTGCGATCAGGGTGGAGTTGCCGTCCTTCCATTCGCGGCAGACCCACCACAGGAACGGCGCCACGGCCTGGACGTCTGCTGTCAGGTATCGACGGCCGCCGTCAATGGAGACCGACGCCGATGTCTCGGGCCGTTCCTGCTGCACGTCCTGCTGTTCCCAAGGCTCGGCCA